GTTCACCAAGTTCATTAAAAATTTTATTCAATCCCAACACATATAGTTTCTTACCGTCTTCAAGTGTGATCTTTAAAGGCTGAGCATATATCGGAGGATTTGTCCAATCCAAATTTATCATGTAAGTTAGTCGCTCATCTTCCGATAATGCGTGATCAATAATATACCAATCAAGAACTTCATCTGAGAACTCTTTTTCTATGTATGTGGGAAAACCATATGTCTTACGTTTCTTTTGTATCAAGTTTGCTTCAATAGTAGTTGTTTGTGCACGAACATGTTTTTCAAGAGGAGTATATACAGGTTTCTCAGTTTTCAAAACACGATCTAACATTGTTCGAGAATCATTCACAGAAAGAGCTAACATATCGCCTTTTGATTCAAGTATACCAGTACGACCAAGTTTGTCCCGAAACTTTGTTGAATTGGAAATAGCAGTCTGGATGGTATACGATAGAACACTTGGGTCATATTGTTTCATAATCGAGTGGCTAAATATATCATCTTTTTCCCAGATAGATTTCTTTTCAAAAAGAGTTCCGATCTTATCAAAAATTTCTTCACGCACGTCCAAAAATGCAGAAAGCGGTCTCACGTGTTGGGGGTCGGGATCCTGTGTGGTCTCATCACACACCAATGACTTTGCGGCTACTTCAAACGTTGGCGCAGACATCTCAGTTAAATTTAGTTTCAATATCTCTCCATCCTGTGATCGCATTTGAGGTATCTTTAAATCCTCACGCCAATCTCTTGGTAAGCTATTTGTTGCTTCATTCAAAGAACAGTCCATAGCGGATTCCATCATAAGCTGTTTAACTTTTGCAATTTTCTCTCCTTTTTCTTCAACAAATACACGATAGATATATTCGTCATATGTTTCACGATCCAAATCAGCATAACGACAGATATGAAAGTATACGGTGCAGTTCTGTTTTTCAAACGGTAGTAACGAATGAGAGCATGTTCTCATACCACGCCCCACAACTTGTTCAATGCGAGACATATTGAACCACGGATCCAAAATATGAATTTGACGAATATAACGAAAGTCAACGCCCTCTGAAATTTTAGGAGATGAAACGATTACGCGAACATCAGAACCATCGCGATTGTTGGGATTTTTTAAACGAGTAATTGCTTTGCGAATATCTGCGTTGCTAACGTCGGATGTAAAAAGTAAATAACGTCCACGTGATCCTCTCGCGATTTCTCCCGATGTTTCTTTTAGCAAATCATTTCCTAACGCAGATACGTATCCATGTTCCTCCAAGCACATTGAAAAAAGATTGGCCCCGTCTTCAACTAAATTTGAATACACAAATGCGATCCCCTCCGATTTTTCCAAAATTTTTGTGATGAGAGAAAACTTGGAACTATAATCCTGAACTTTTGAAGGTGCTAAAAAGTTTTCATTTTTATAAACATATTTACCTTCCGATATACTGAATGAATCTGAAAAGGATTTATTTTTAGGATACACACAGATCACACGCGAATCAATGATAGATGATTTCTTATCCTTTATCCCCTGTAATACGCTTGCCTGATTTGGAGAAAGAATAGATTCAGTTAGCGTCAAGAATCGTCTGTGTTTCTTAATTGCAAGCCCATCTATATCAGTCTTGCGATCTGTCTTGGCAATAAGCGCAGACGGTGGAGGTAAGCGAAAAGGAAACGTAAACGGATTCTCACCACGAATGAATGATACGTAATCTTGGCACCAACTGCGAAACTCAGATTCTTTATCTGCCTTAACTTGATCATCCTTGAAATAATCGGCGGGCTTCAGGACTCGCTTAGTGTCTATTCTACGATCATTCCATAAGAACAGATTGAAATAGAATAGAACTTCATCATATGTGTCGTACATAGGTGTAGCTGTTAAAAGAATAAGCGTGACACCATTTGCTACTTTAATAACCTTTTCAAGAGCAGACGCAACAAGTTTGGGCTTACCACCTTCTTCCTTTTGACGAATGTTATGAGCTTCATCAATAATGATCAAACGGTTATCAAATGTTTTGTGAATGTAAGCTTCTAGTTCATGTTCCGTCTTGTCCAAAATTAAATTTGAAAAGGACTCATATCCTTGAAACTCATAAAACTCACTGATCAAACGGGATGCAATTTCCATCACGCGATTCTGAACAGTTTTGTCTGTGAGCTTCAATGGCTCGCGCTGAGCACGCTGGATCATTTCAAGATACCGCTTTCCTGTACATTGTTTCGATGTTATGATGCCTTCTGAATCTACAGACGCTTTTGATACATCAAAGATTTGACTTTTAAAGCTGTCCTGAATGGATGGATTAGCCATAATAAGTACGCGCTTCTCCTGAAATTCGGGACGTAGAATAAATTCTTCTGCAATTTGAATTGCAGTGCATGACTTTCCAGTACCGGTTCCGTGAACCATCAACAAATTACGAACCGGAGAATCGGGACTTAAAACGCGGCGCAAAAATCTTTGATGTGTTTGTAGTTTAAAATCAGCCTGTAATGAACTGTAGCACGCCTCTTCGCGCATGGACTTTAATGCATCCAAATTAGCCGAAGGTAAGCTCTGTGCTTTTGTTTCTTTCAGTTCTGGATGTGACAGCATCCCCTTATAAATGTATTTTGATAAAAATGGATTAAGTAGAACAAGAGGTACATAACCTCAAAGAACAATATGGATCAATATATGATGATGCTGCGAAAGGCTGACCAAGAGGGTCACACCTACGCGTGCTTTTGTTATCATTGTGCCAAACCGGCCCAAAAGAAACCGTTTGAGAAGTGTGCAACTAATCTGAGTTTGAAGATCAGAGATCTATCAGATTACGATATGTTTATTATGCATGAAAACCAGAAGAAGAAAATGATTCTAAAAGTCAATGCCGTATGGCCCGACTATAAGCACTTGTATATTAGACCCGAGAGCTATAACGACCGTTGTATTAATTCAGCACGTAAAAATCTTACCGTGAAGAATGAGATGTTAAAAAATCAAACTGCTCGTATTGCAAACAACCTACCTAAAAAGTATGGTTCAACAAATAAGAGATTAGAAATTGCATCAACAGACCCATCCGTTGTTTCTATTTCAAATGAAATTAAATTTATTGAAAACGAAATTCGTAGATTTATTCTAAATCAGGAGGACGAACAAAATGAGTGGGAACACTCGCAAAAATACAAGCTCGCAATCGAGCTTGATATGTTCGACGTGTAAAAAGCGAACACTAATCGATTATAGTTGCTCTTGTAAAAGAGTTTTATGTATTAAGTGTAGAGCACCTGAACAACATAATTGTGATTTTGACTTCTTTAAAGAGAATCAGAATCGTCTTCTAAAAGATAATCCGATTATTGTAGGAGAAAAAGTAGATAAGATATAATGGATCTACTATCTCTGACTACGGCAGCATTATGGGTTGATTTTTTTACGGTTGTTGTATCGAAATATATATTTAAGGGGGCAGCGATCAAGCAGTGGTACAGCCAGTTTCAATCGGTGGCTGTACTCTCAGATGTACTTTCTGTGATGATAGGAATCGTGCTAGCACATATGTTGTTTCCTAAACTCGATCTGGTTATTTCTGCCGTTATTGTTCAAGTTATCCACGATGTATTCTTTGGCACAGTTGTGTTAGGATTAGTACCGACTGGCCATAATAGTATGATTGATCTATTTAAGAATTATGCAGTCGAGAGTTCTTATGGTATTCTACTTGCAGATGCAGTTATCATTGTATCAACTGTTCTTCTGATGAAATACTTAAACACACTTAAAAAAGAAATTGTAACATTGCTTGCACTTATAGGAGCATATGGCCTGACATACATAATTTATACAAATGCGTAAAACGGATACTTTTTTTGATTTTATATTCAAGAGAAAAATGGAGATCTTTGTCCAGTTTCGTCAACATGACAGGCGGTTGATCAAGGTCAATCCATACGATACACTTCTGGAACTAAAACAGAAGATCGAAGTGATCGATAATGTTCCTCCGATTCAACAACTGTTGGTATTCGCAGGAAACCCAATGGTTGATGACGATAAGGTACTTGTTGACTACAAACTTGAGAAGTTCTCAACAGTCTATTTGGTTCTCAAGCTACGAGGATGCAGTAACTGTGATTGTGACAAAAATAAAAATATAGAGACACGATCTACATAAGGGTGGTCACTTGCGGTTATTTATAAACTATAATGTCCTATACCTTTTTTAAATGGACGGAGCAGAAGCAGTTAATTATATATTGCAAAATAACATTGAAGGAGTTATTATTGAATGTGGCGTTGACAGTGGTAATTTTGAACATATCTGGATACATGAGTTAATGAAAAATAATTCTGTTCGTGATATATATTTATACGATACATTTAGTGGATTAACAGCGCCAACTGAATATGATTATACTTGCAAAGATGCTAAAATATTTCAAATGAATAAAGATGAAGTTTATAGTGTATGGAAAGACCAGATCATTAACGAAAAAGTAAATCGGTGGTGTTATACTCCGTTAGAACAAGTTCAACAAAGATTAAATTCAACTGGCTACCCTCAACATAATTTACACTATGTAGTTGGTGATGTTATGGAAACATTAAAAGATAAAACAACAATTCCTGAAAAAATAGCAATATTACGGTTGGATACTGATTGGTATGAATCAAGTAAATACGAACTAGAACAAATGTATGATAATGTTGTAACGGGAGGTGTTATAATATTTGATGATTATTATCATTGGGACGGACAAAGAAGAGCGACGGATGAATTTTTTTTAAGTAGAAATATTAATTATAATTTTGTAAATATAGGAAATGATAAAACATCGGCTATCATAAAAAAATAGACAGCATTTAAAATGAAAAAGGTATAAACAAAATAAATATACCTATGTAAATGGGCGGTGGGTTGTTTGGAACACCTCTTGCGTTGAATCCTAAATGTTTAGTTTTTTCAGCGTTTGTTCTTTTTGTTTACTGGATGCCTCATCCGGGACCATATCCTCATCGAGTTGTTGTAGCGTTTCTTCTCGCAACAGTATCCTACGTATTGTTGGCATGGTATGATATGATTTTTGATTGCAATGATCAGTTAAAACCGACGATTCTAGGTTGGATGTCTATGCCATTCAAACCTCCGCAGTATCGCACCGATTTTGAGAATCTTCCTGTTAAATATCAAAAAATTGTAAGAGGCGTAGACATATTTATTCTAATTGTTATGTTAGGTCTTCTTGCTCTTCCGTATGTTTACCTCAAATAGTTTCATCGCGCATTCGCTTGCTGCGAAACACTGGAGTGGTTGATGTTGAACTAGTGTGACGCGATCGTAGAAGACTAGACTGAATGTGTGAAATCTCGGCATCATATGCACGATTATCAGACTCTAGTCTGGCCATTTCGTGATCCATCGTGTTCACTTTATTTGTCAGAAGACAAATCTCATTCTTCAGTCTATCAATTAGACGTTCGTTTGCACTAGAGTCAGCTGTGAGCTTGTCATTTTTCTCTTCAAGCTCTTTACTCTTCATCTCAAGACTGTAGTTTTCATCTTCAAGATCAACAATCGTTTCTTTTAGTTGTTCGTTCTCATCATGAAGAGTTTCAATCTTATGGCGATTGTTACTGTTGAAAGCACAAACAGAACTGATCATAAACCCAAGAGCCACACCAAACATGTAACTGATCATCATGTTAGGTAGATGAGTATTGCTTACGTTGCTCTGAATGTTTACGGGCGTATTGTAATCTTCGAAGAAGAAGAGAGACTCGTCCATTTTTATATTTTTGTTTATCTGATCATCAAAATCCGTTTTTAATTATTTTGAACCGGGTGAACTTTTATTATGACCAGAACATAGTTTCGAACACGAAATGGTTTTATCATTTCAATGTTTACTAAAAAGTTTAAACGTTTGAAATTATAGTTATGTGGTAGCTTTAATATTATGTAAGACGGTCTGTTCTTTCGAATAAGTATTTCATCCAACCAAACATCAATACGCTTTGATCCAAGCATCAAATCCAAATCAGTCTTAGTCTTATACTCAGGTCCGCCCCACGGAGGATCTAAATACAAGACATCTGTGTTCCAGTTAAACAACGTTGTGCAATCGCCTTTATGTAATGTTATATTATTGAGATCATATACACCAATATTTGTCACTAGACAATCAAAGTTAGCTAAATTTATTTCAATGCTGTGAACGTGATGAAACGACATTGCGAATTGAATAGTGTCTCCGCCCATGCACGCGGTTCCATCTGTTATTGTTTTATTACTCAAATCCTTGACGTTATATTTGATAATCGAAAGAATACGTTCACCATCTCGTTTTCTTGTTATACTATACAGCCCTTCTTCAGTTGTTTGAAGCTTTGTGTAATTAACATCTTGCTTATACGGAAATAAGTTCTCCATTACAGTTTAGACTCAACTAATTTGTATATTCTTTACAAATGGCAACTGTGTCAAGTGCCGGTGGTGGAACATCAATGGGTAATGCTCAACAAGGAACACGTGGATTGAGTGCAGGAGACTGGACGCGTCTACAACGTCTACGTCAGGCAACAACGTACCTAAACACAATCCAAACAAACGAAGACGTTATTGCAATACCTAACACTAAGGGAATTCACCCGCATTCATCAAGATCAACATTCGCCTTCAACGGTCAGGGTATAAGCAAAATTCGTAGACCGGCTTCTAATTGGACAGATTATACTGCTTTTAAAACTGGCGATTTCGTTATATCGTCGGCAACGTCTACATCAGGCACTTCAATGAAGAACATTGTAACAAAATTATGCGACTGTTCTTCAACAACATTGTTAACAAAGGTTGGAAAGTGCAGCAAGTGTGACGCCGACTACACACTTTACCCGTCAGTCATATGTTCTCAGGATAATTCAAGTTATGGTTGTTAGCTTTTTGTGTTTTCGCACAAAGTCGTCCAACTTTTGAAAAATAAATTTCCAAACTTCCAATGACTTTCGTCAAAAAATATTTTTTTAGTTTTCCGATCCTAATTTTCATCAAGCTTATTTGCATTTATGGTTCCCAATAGCAGATAATCTTTTGCTTTTGTGATCTTATAGGCCCGAGTTCGTGTCCTTTTTTGCGACCATGGTGTTTTTTCATGGGGGGTAGTG